TAATCCCTAGAGTAGTCTGGGATTTGCCATATCCATAGATTACCATCTATTCCTCTACGTTCAACTGGTTCTTGTATATAGGTTTTTTCGTAGAAGTTTAATATATCAGGTTCAATTACTGTATCCCCGGAGGTACTAAAATCACAATCACATTCCTGTGCTGCCATTCTAGGCCCTAATATTATATCTTGTTCATCTCTCCAATCTTGATTACGCTCTGGATGTACAGTCCATGGTAATCTAATTGGTATAAATGTATTTTCTCTTGCTTCTGATTTAACCCATGTTGAGTGGAACCAGTTACCAGTACCATAAGGTGTAGATAATGCTATACATCCACCACCAGTGGCTAGTGTTTGTTGAGCTGAGGCAAATATTTCATCAATTCCATCAATAAAAGCAGCCTCATCAATTAATAGTAAAGATACTGCTTCTGATCGCCCAGCATCTGAACTTGCTGCTGTGGCTTTAATTTGTGATCCGTTTGCTAATCTCAGCGACAATTTATTATGTTCAACCGTTTTTATCCTTAACCACGATGGTAATTGATCGTACGCGAATCGTACTTTAGTTACCATGTTTTTCGCTGTTTCTTGCTTAGTTGCAATACATAATACATTCCGATCCTTATTAAATAGCATCATCCATAAAGCATAGGCAGAACATAAAGTTGATATACCTAACTGGCGAGATTTATTAATAATGATATAGTCCTCCTTATGCATATGTTGAAGGACTTTTTCTTGGAATGGGTATAAGTTAAATTTAATTCGACCACGTTGTGGGTGCTGAATTGTATAATATTTTTTCATAAAATATACCGGATCTTGGGCACATTTTATAAATTCTTGCTTTATTATACTTTTTAAATTTTCAGCCATTATTTGATTAGAATAGCTGCTCCTAATGCTAACACAAGACCAGCACCACCCATTAATTTAGTTTGGATTTTTTGCTTTTTTAGATCAGTTTGTAACCTTTTACTTAATTCTTCTTGGGTTGTAAATTGTTGGTCTTTTTTTTCAATAATTGATTGATAATTTAAAACCTGTGTTTTAAGATTAACAACTAATTCACCCTGTGTAATAAGTTTATTATTAGTTTCTGTTAGAATTGTTTGCATAGTTTGCATTTCTTCAGACAAACCATCAAATTGTATTAAATCCTTTATTACTAGTTTAGCAATAGGCTTAGTTAATTGAATCGTTGGACTGTTTGTAACGCTTTGCGAAAAACTGTTCCAGCTCATCATCACCGAAAAGATCAACAGCATCAAGCTGTTCTTTTGTTTTTTTCTTGATAACATATATTCTGGTGTTTAATTGTTTAATTTTCTTATCTGATTCCTCAATAGCAAATTCTAGAGAATCTGCTTCAAATTCTAAGGCAGTATTCTTCTGGTGGAGAGAATCTACTTTTTGTTCTAATGCTTCTATTTTAGCATTATATTCTTGGGTATAATCCTCATCTTCTGTAAAAAATAATACATACAGCAGTGAAATGATTATAACTACTAAAATTATATTTAGTGTATTAGATTTTGACACGTTTTAGTTTTTCGTATTTTTCCTTAGCTGCCTGGAATTCAGGTGTAAGTTTTGTTAGCATTTGTAATGCTGTTTTTTTATTTTTTTCTGATTCAGATGTTTTGTAAAGTTCTAAATGAGTTTTCATTTGAGCTTGAAGTCGTTGAAAATCTTTAATTATTTGATCTTGTTTAGATGCTTTAGCTTGTACAGCTTTATCTACAGTAGCTGTGCTTTCATCACCTGGGATTTCAAGTTCAATATCATCTGCTTCTAGTTCGTCTTGTTCTTTTACTTTAGCAGCAGCTGCATCGTATTCTTCTTTATATAATTTTTCGTTTTTCCAACTACGAATACTAAAATTATCTTGCATGATATATATTTTATTATAAATATTTAAAATTGAATTACTCCTAACATTTGCTCAATTCGCTCAGGTGTTGAACCCTTTAACATATGTACATTTTCACATCTATGACCATATGTGTTCATTGCTTTAATAATAGCTTGATCAATTCTATCTCTATATTCTAAATCAGTTTCTCTAACACCATTATCTTCCATAACAGTACCTTCAGGAGAAATATAAAATATATAATCATATTGACCTACAAATACTCTAGCATAATCTTCAAAATATTCTTTATCTTTAAAATCAATTGATTTAGCTAAATTAGTAAATGCTATAACATCTAATACAGTTCTATCAGTTATAACATTTTCTTTCATCAATTCAGCAACACGTTCTGCTAAAAATATAGTTTGACCATTTAATGTTGAATCAGTATTCAATGGAATACCTAAATCACGCAAATATTCACTACGTTCAGTAGCAAATTCATAACCTTTAAATTGACCTAACTTTTTTAATTCATTTACTAATGTAGTTTTACCTACACTCATTGTACCACATAAACCTATTTTCATACTATAATTTATTTAATAACCAACTACTAGATTGAATTTTTTTACCTAAACCATCTGTTAAACCTATATTTAAAAATTTACAGGTATCTGCTTCTGGTATAGATTGATTAGTTTGATCACCACCATTAGCAAAAATCAAATTAAACCCTCTACCAAACATTGCAAATATTTCTTTTAATGTTTGATTTTGTGTTTTATCTTTATCTACTGAAATTAATGCAAAATCTACTGGTTTCAAAGCTTCTACTAAAAGCAATCTTTCATCTTCTGACATAAATTCCCTAGAACCCTTTAATTCACGTTGTAAATCTGAATTAACAATTACAATTAGAAAATCCCCCAAGGATTTAGCTTGTTGGAATAATTCTAAATGACCTTTATGTACCGGGTTAAAATAACCCGATACAACTACTGCTGTTTTTTTCATATATTAAAATCTTGATTGAACTTGTGGATTCTTATCTGGTGGAACACCATTACGATCTCTTCTAAATTCTATCCATTCTTCTTTAGTTCTCTGAATACCATATAGATAATATTCTGGTTTTCTCTTACTACCATCATTATATCTTATAGCAGGACCATTCCAATTATGAAATTTCTTGTTAAAAAATGTAATAGTAATACCTTCAGGAGTGGTAATTGTACGGGTTGAAAAATCTTCTTTTACTTTTCTCATATATAACATTTAAATTAGGTGTAAATATACAAAACTTGTCTTAGATAGACAAGCTAGGTTTATAAAAATTTGTAATTGAGTACTCACAAACGAGATCATTTAAGAATCTTTCAAATTCATCTTCATATTGAATCATTTGTTCAGGTAATAAATAACAAACAGAATCAAAATGATAATCATGTAATTGGGCAACTTGTTTAGTATCTAATTTGTTTACTAATTCAGTTGTGTAGAATTCAGTTAATTCTAATCTTGCATCTTGAATAAGATCTTTTAAGTAATTTGACATAACCTTTATTTTTAATTATTAATACGTGGTAAATATACGACAAGTCTCCTGGGTAGCCAACTATTTTCGCGATTTTCTTCCTTTAAGAAAGGTATTTTCTTCTTCAAGATAAGATATTTTAACCTTTAGAGCAGATAAATCTGAGGATAGATTTGTGATAATGTTACGCATTTCATCTTTTTCTTCAGATGATTCAATCAGTAATGATTCTAATTTAGCCACCCTAGCCTGTAAATCTTTTATAAAGTTTTCGTTGGCTTGTTGTGGATTCCCTTCTTTACGGGATTTTAGTTTAACTTTTGTTTCATAAAACCTCCAAGCCCCAACACTACCAAATGCAGAAATTAAAGCTATTGCTATATGAATTATATTTTCGCTCATTAGAGATAATTAAAGTGTATATATAAATATTAGGCGTCTGCATCGCCCTTGTATTTACTTAAAATCTCACTACGTAAATCTAAGAATAATTTTATTTCTTCTTGCTTGCCTTTCTTATAGAAATCCATTGAATCATAATTCATTAGAAAATATAAATCAACAGCCTCAAGCATATCGCCTAGTTCACTATTTGATAAGGTCTTCGGCAACGTAGATTCCTTGTGCTCCACTGACAGTAATTCCTCGAGCTGAGAGAGCGTCTCCGACGAAGTGAACATTTCCATACTTTGTTAAACTTAAATTATTATAATTTACTAATGGTTCTGGTGATAAATATTTGACTTCTGGTATGTAAATGCCCCAATCGTGTTGTAATGTTGGGAATACTTTTTTCATATCAGCAATAAAATCGTCTATATATTGAAAGTATCCTTCAAATTGTTCTCTAACTGTATCTAGTTCTTGGCTATTAATTTGTATAGCAGATACATTTACACCTTCAGATGTTGTTGATGGTCTACGAGATGGGCTATAATATAAACCAGTACCTTCTTTGTTTACAGATTGTACTACATTTCTTGACCAAGTAAATGGCTCATCTATACCATTTATCTCCATCAATATGCCAAAGTTGGTCATATCGTTTCTATACTT